GTTCGTCGTTTATTACGAAAACCAGTACCAACTCGCTAGAGGTCATGTCTGTCTCCAGTGTGATGTTCTCTATTTCGAAGACGTCGTGTTCACCCTCTGCCGCTGCTAGTAATTTTGCGCCGCCTGCGCGCTCCATCAGTTTCTGTAGGTCGTTAAGTTTCATCGTGCTTCTCCTGTTGGGATTGAGGGGACCTTTCGGCCCCCTCGTTGGTGATTAGGCCGCCTTCGCCGCCTTGGTGATAGCGCTCTTGGTGATGAGCTTCTTCTTATACGCGGCCCGGATGCGGTTACCAGCATTCATCCGTTTCTGGCCGTTGTTCAGCTTCGCGTACCGTGTAGCCAGTTCGCCTTTCTTGAGTCCTAGGACCTGTTCAGCGATGCGTACCACCCGATCCGGGTCGAACATGCGCAACATCGTCGCTACGTCGTCGCCGTTGTTGATCGAAAGTCCGGCGTATCCGTCGGTGTGAACGTAATTACCGCGATGTTTGCGGAGCGTATCGGCCATGCTGCGTTTCTCTTTGCGAGTAGGTGCGTCAGCAGGTGTCGTTTCGGCCTTAGCAGTTGCGGTCTTTGTCTGTTTCTTCGTCATGATGATTCCTCTGTGTCGTTGGCGGGTAAGCGTTGGTGCCTCCCCTTCACACTACGTTGGGGAAAACCGGGTCCGGGGCGGTTTTTAGCCCCGGCGGAACATCCCGTGAGCGGGAACCGCCACTGTGATAGCGCGACCCCAGATTCCGCAGAGTTCGAGTCACTCAACTTGTTGTGTGAGGCGGACAAACGGAAAGCTGGTGAGAGTGCTGTTACACGATGTTCCGTCAATAACGGCCCGATCCTTATAGGAGGGGGACCGCTGGGGGAACCTTGGTTCCCCCGCCCCGACAAGCTGCGCGGAACAACAGCGAAGCGGGGACTCGGAAGCGCGCTCCTGATCCGAAAACGGAAACACGAAGTGGCCCGGACTCGGAAGTAGTCAGCGACCCGAAAGCGGACCCGGTTTGACTTGTTCTCGTCCGCTTAGCTTGTCGTTAATCGACTTTGTCGTAATGGGTTTAATCATCAAAGATTCCTTATTTCTTTCGCCGAAGGCGTTCTCATCGCCATTCTATGGCGTGAACCATCAACCCGTAGGGTTGTTTAATTAAGCGAGTTCGAAGGTAATGTACACCCGAGAAGCACGGGTCCTCCGCCCCCCAAAACGGAGGTCCTTCTCCGACCGAACCCGTTCTGACATTATTTTGTTAAATCTCTCGTCATTCGTTCTTAATACGCGGTTCCCGATCCCGCCATTTCGAACCCTTGACACCCGCTCCCGCGTGTGGTATACTAGTTTCATGGTCGCTCCTGCTGTTAAAATGTACCCCCTCAAGGATCGGGATTGCACACCTTCGATCCTTAAAGCTCGAGCGCATTTACTGAACAAACGTCTAACGGAGTCGCCACTTGCAATTGCCCAACAAGTCGAATCAGAGTGTATTAGACGCGGAATCTCTAGACACGTTGATCTCGAACAATGCTGAGGCCGGTTGGCCCGATTTAGACGAGAGAGATAGAGCTTTTGCGGTCGAGTACATCACGAATGGCTTTAGCCACAATGACGCGGCAGAAGCAGTGGGCCTGTCCCGCAAGTCGGGACTTAAGAAACTGCGCGAACCACTCATTGGGGCATTCATCCGGCACTTGCAGGCTTCGACCGCCAACGCAAAAATCATCACGCAGCAATTCGTAGAGCAGAAATACCTGGAAGTGCTGCCAAAACTTATGGGAGAGGAAGATGTCCCGCTTTTCGACCATAAAGAAGGAATCTCCATCAGTGCGAAGAAATTCCATTCGGCTGAAACGGTGTCTGTCTTACGCGATCTGGGCAAAGCAGCAGGATACGTTGCCCCGGAAGGGCCGAAAGGCGGGAACGTACATGTCACCATTGATCTGGGCGGATTTACAGGGCAGTCTGAACCTGTCGGCGTAACGATAGAACACGAAGATGAGTAACATAATCCTTCCCCATAATTGGGCAGCGAGACCGCACCAACAGCCGTTTGCTCAATACTTAGCTGGGGGAGGCAAGAGGGCAGTTGCAGTATGGCACAGACGAGCAGGAAAAGATTCAGCCAGTCTAAACTGGACCGCTATCTCAGCGCATCAAAAGATCGCGACATATTGGCACATGTTACCTACGGCAGTTCAGGCGAGGAACGTTGTCTGGAATGCAATCGACCCGCACACGGGAATCCGTGTAATCGATCAGGTGTGGCCCGCACCCTTACGCGCTTCCTTGAACAATACGGAGATGATAATACATCTCAGAAACGGGTCGATTTGGCAGTGCGTGGGGTCAGACAACTATGACAGACTTGTTGGATCGAACCCATACGGTGTTGTCCTCTCCGAATTTTCGATTGCGGACCCACGGGCCTGGGACTTTATACGGCCTATACTCGCCGAAAATGGAGGATGGGCACTTTTTATTTACACTCCACGTGGTAAGAATCACGGGCACGAGCTATATCAAATGGCTGAGAATAACCCGGATTGGTTCGCGGAGCGCCTCGATATTGAGAACACATTTCGGGCTGATGGTAGCCCAGTTATTACACAAGCTATGTACCAAGCTGAAATTGATGCTGGGATGGACCCCCAATTGGCGCTTCAAGAGTTCTACTGCTCCTTTGACGCAGGTCTTTTTGGGGCATATTATACAGACGCACTCAAGCGCGCCAAACTCGGCGACTACCCGTGGGACCCATCGAAGCCAGTACATACATTTTGGGACCTTGGACTCAGAGACGCTACCGCAATTTGGTTCGGGCAACAAGCCTTTGAAGGCGGAGCCATCAACTGGATAGATTATGAAGAAGGATCGAACATCGCTTTCACCGATTGGTGCAAACTCACCCTGGATAAACCGTACAGTTACGGTAGCCATACAGGGCCACACGATTTGCGTAGACGAGAGTACTCCGATAAACGAAGTTATCTCACTATTGCATCAGACAACGGGATCGAATTCGAAGTTTGTCCGGAAATTGGACTCCGGGCGGGTATCGATTCAGTTAAATCTTTCCTTCCCCGCTGTAATTTTAACAAATCCAAAGTACAGCAGGGTTGGGACGCACTAAGTAACTACCGGAGAGAATACAACGATAAGCTCCGGGTTTTCATGGACAGGCCACTACATGATTGGGCATCGCATGGCGCAGACGCAATGAGAATGGCATCAATAACCTGGCCAGATGACTTCCATCTGGATCACATACAACGATTTACGGTCAAGAAGGCCTTGGGATAGATCATGAAAAATACAGAAATTAGGGGGCGGTATGAAGCACTCGACTCACTCCGAAAGAACCAAGACGACACTATGCAGCAGATTGAACGATTCGTCGTCCCGTTTAGGGGGGAGTTTTTCCGAGACATGCACTCCGAGCTTGAGGTCATGTGGCGACGGAGGTTTATATACGACTCAACCGCTGTTCAGGCGTGTCAAACTCTGGCGGCATCCATACAGGGGTCGCTCACTTCAGCAGCTATCAAATGGTTCATTCTGAACTTCCAGAACCCGGAGCTTATGGACGACCACGAAGCAAGGGAGTGGCTGGAAGAGGTCGAAAGGCGGATCTTCCGGGAACTGCAGGAATCCAACTTCGACATGGAATCCAGTGAGTTTTACCTGGACCTGTGCTCCTTTGGTACCGGCATCTTGTTCGAAGAAGAGAAGCTAAAACCCAACGGCGATTACGACGAAGTCGACTTTTCGAGCGCCCCCATACGGGACTGCCACTTCGAGCACGACCACAAGGGTAACGTGCTTCGTTTTTATCGTCGATTCCAGTGGACTGCGCTGCAACTTCGGGACAAATTTGACACGAAGCTCCCTCGCGAAATTAACGAGTTCCTGACCCAGCTTGATAACGGGAACGGCACGGCGGACGTTGACCGGAAGTGGGATGTTATCTTCTGCGTTTACGAGCGTCCCGACTACAAGACAGCCGACACAACGAAAATGTTGGTCCCAAAGAAGCGCCCGTACGGATACAAGTACATCCTGCACAAGAGCGCCGAAACGCTTGGAGAAGAAGGTGGATATTATGAAATGCCAGCATTTGCCGCCAGATGGCGTAAAGTTAATGGTTCCAGATGGGGTTTTTCCCCCGCTTACGTCGTCCTCTCAGATATCCTTACTCTCAACGAGTTGGTCGAGGCCTCCTTGGAAGCAGTCGGTAAAGTTGTCGACCCAGCCACTATCGTCACACAACGGGGGCTTTTGTCTGATTTGGATCTTGGACGAGGCGGCCTCACTGTCGTACGAGACTTGGATCAAATTGCCCCCTTTGAATCCCGAGCCAGGTTTGATGTTGGCGATATGGCAATCGACCGACTCCAAGAATCGATTAACCGAGCATTCTTTGTAGATCAACTACAACTGAAAGAATCGCCAGCAATGACCGCTACTGAGGTAAGAGTCAGGTATGAGTTAATGCAGAGATTGCTCGGCCCTACACTAGGGAGACTTGAGGCAGACTACCTCGATCCCCTAATCAAGCGGACGATGAACATTCTG